CAATCCAAGGTAAAGAAAAAATCGATATTTCTAACCAAGATACGATGAACGCGAATAAAATTACGATCATTAAAAGAGATGGTCGCAAAGAGCCATTCAATCCACAAAAGATGCAGAAGCTTTTGATGTGGGCCTGTGATGACAAAGAATTTATGGCTGACGAACTTATTCGTGACACTGAGATTAAGTTGCATAAAGAGATTCATATCAAGGATATGTATCAGCAGCTAATCATTACTGCTGTGAATAAAATAAGCATGCTTCAGCCCATGTGGGAAGATGTTGCTGCCAAACTTGAGTTAATGGGTCTCTACAAAGAAACGTATAACATTTCTAACGAAAAAGATTACCCGCACTTGAGAGATGTTCTTGCAAAAGGTCTAGAACACAAAATTTATGATCGCAAAACCGTATCACGTTATACAGCGCAAGAGATTGAGCAAATTAACGATGCGATAGATCCTTCACGTGATCATTTATTCAATTATAAAGGTCTAGTAACTTTCTTTGATAAGTATTGTTTGAACTATTCAAAGACTAAAAAGCTTGAATTGCCTCAGCATTCTTATATGCGTGTAGCTATGGCGTTAATGGTTGAAGAACAAGATAAAGTAAAACGTGTAATTGAACTTTACGATGCGATTTCACAGCACCAATATACAGTTGCAACACCTATAATCTTGAATGCATTGACACCCGGCCAACAGCTAAGTTCTTGTGTTTTGAACACTCTAGATGACGATTCGCACTCAATTCTAGATACAGGTAAAAATTTAGGTATTTACTCTAAGTTCAAAGGCGGAACTGCTTGTGATATTAGTGCAATGCGTGCTAAAGGTGGTTACATCGAAGGAACACAAGGATACTCTTCTGGTCCAGTGCCCTTTATGAAGTTCTTTGAGTCTATCATGAAAGCATGGAACCAAGGTGGCAAACGCCCAGGCGCTTTAGCAATTTACTTCAATTGGTGGCACCTAGATGTATTTGATATTTTGTCGTTGAAATCAAATGGCGGAACTGATGAAAACCGTGCACGTGGATTGCAATACGCAATTAAATTAAACAACCACTTCATTGACGCAGTTATTAAGGATGAAGAAATTACGTTGTTTGATCCAAAGGACACGCCTGATCTAATTGGAACATTTGGTGATGAGTTTGAAAGAATCTACAATCAATATTTGAATAAAGGTTCTATTCGTAAGAAGAAAGTGTCTGCTCGTGAACTTTGGGAAAAGATCATGAAAGAACGTTCTGAAACTGGTAACATCTACCTAATGCATGAAGAAAACGTTAACGAAACATCAATGCTAAATCGCTACATTGGTTCGTCTAACCTTTGTACAGAAATTGTTCTTCCATCAAGGGCTTCTAAAACAATTAATGAAGAGCTTGTAACAATGGAAGCTGGTGATAAGCGTATCGTTAAGCGTTACACCGCTGGCGAGATTGCACTATGTAATCTTTCGTCAATTAATGCAGAAAAGTGGTTCTACATGAATGACGACGAAAAATGGCAGCTTGTTCGCACAATGGTTCGCGCACTAGATAACACAGTTGATGTTGCTAATTACCCAGTTAAGGAAGGCAAGAATTCTAACTTAATGTATCGTTACTTGGGTATTGGAATTCTGAATCAGACTAACTATTTGGCACTAAAAGAAATTGTCGTCGATAGTCAAGAGTCAGCAGAAGAACAAGATCGTCTATGGGATGAAATATCTTATATGATTATTTCTGTATCTGTTGAATTGGCGATTGAAAAAGGCAAGTTCCCTCAGTTCCATGAAACTGAATGGTCTAAAGGTATTCTTCCAATTCATAAAGCTAACAAAAACGCATTTGAATTGACTGAATACGAACCAGATTGGGATCGTTGGAATGAACTTGCAGAACGAGTTCGTACATTTGGCATTCGTAACGCTCAACTTATGGCAATTGCACCAACAGCTACATCTGGTAAAGCAGTTAATGCGATCGAGTCTACTGAGCCAGTACACGATTTCTTCTATAAAGAAGAAGGTACAATCACGATTCCTACTGTAGTTCCTAACTTCAGAAAGAATAATAGATATTACAAAAAATCGTTTGAGTGTGATCAGTTTGGACTATTGAAATGTGCTGCAGTTCGTCAAAAATGGATAGACCAAGCACAATCGGTTAACGTATACATGTCACGCCCTGATTCATTGATGGAACTTACACAGCTTCATCTATATGGTTTCAAATACGGGATGAAAACGTTCTACTATTTGCGTCAGCAAAAAGAAGATACTGAGTATGTTTGTGAATCCTGTACGTAAATAAGGACCCTTCGGGGTCTTTTTTTCAAAAAAAAGTTAAAAAAGTTGTTTACTTTCTTAGAAAGCTATGGTAGAATAGATCTATCAAATGGAAGGAGTAAAGAAAATGACTAAACGCATCACTGTAACATGGAAAAATGGTTTCACAATGTCTTATAAATTTGAATATGCGACTCCAGAACGTGTACAGGGTCTACTCAAACATTACGATTCGTTGTCATGGATCGAATCAGTAAAAGTTTCTTAAAGGATAATAAATGATAACAAAATTAGAAAAACTGTCTGACGGCAAATTCATTCTTAATGAGTGCATTATTGTTTCTGACATCACGTTGATGGAAAATAACATTAGTTATGAAATGAACTTTGATGCAGATATCATTACAGAAGAAGAAGCAGGCGAAATTGCTAGTGGATTTATTCTAGAAGCATTAGACGCAGCAATTAAAAAAGAAGAAAATTAAAAAAAAACTATATACTTTCATTGAAAAACTAGGTATAATAGCTCTAACAAATCAAGAAAGAAGGATTACATACATGTTTCTACCTAAAAAATTTATTCTAGCTAATGAACTCGTTGAAAAAATGGGTATCCATATTGCTAACATCTCTATGCTTCGCCAAGAATTCGAAGACCGGGATAACATGTACGACATTCAAAAAATCAACAATTGTAGTTTCATCAACACTAAGTCTCGTCAATTGCCAAATAACATTATGGTCGGTATTTTATCTAATAAGTTTACAGATATGTCTAATAAACTTCCTTGCCGCTATGTTTCTGAAGAGTACAATGCTACTGAGCGCGAATTGACGAATGCAGGAATCATTACTGGTAAAGTTACAGTTTGCGGTAAAAAATTCTATGAATTCACTGACGAGTTTGTTGAAACAGTCAAAGGTAAGTTAACTTACACACTCGATAAAGCAGAACTAGGATACTGTCTAATGCATAATCAAATCATAGGTTATGTTCAACTTAGCAAAAACAAATATCTAACTTGGTACTAATATGAGTTGTACGACAGAAAAATGGCATAAGCGTTATATAGATCTTGCTAAAAATGTTTCACAATGGAGTAAAGACCCATCTAAAAAAATTGGTGCTTTGATCGTCGGTGAAAAAGGACAAATTATTTCCCAAGGATTTAATGGATTTCCACGTGGCATCGACGACGATCCAGCTCGATATAACGATAGAGAGTTGAAATACAAGTATGTCGTTCATGCTGAAGCGAATGCGATATATAACGCTATCCATAATGGAGCTTCTACCAATGGTGCAACGATATACGTGACCGGGCTTCCAATCTGTCACGAATGCGCTAAGGCGATCATACAAACAGGTATTAAGGAAGTTATTATGGATACGTTGCCCTCGGGCAACTGGGAAGAATCGGGTAAGTTATCATTGCAAATGTTCGCTGAAGCTGATATAACTTACAAATTTATTAAGGAGTGAGAATGGCAGAGATTGCAATCGACTACGATAATACATATAGTTCTTTTAAAGAAGAAATTGATGTATTCGTTAAAGCATTAAAAAAGAATGGCCATAGTGTTCACTTGGTTACAGCAAGAAATGAAAAGCTCGAACCTATCGATGATGATTTAAGCATATTCGATCATGTGTTTTATACAGATGGAAGAGCTAAGGCATCCGTCGTTAGAGCTGATTTGTTTGTTGATGATTCACCAGTAACATTATGTTGTGATTTTGTACCTGGGGCTGCTCATGCTGAACCAAGTAGAGCATTACATCAGGGTTATAAAGATACGCATATTTTATGGAATTTTGAGGAAGGTAAGTTTGTTAGTTATGTGACTAAGCAATTTAATCCTAATCATATCAAAGGAAAGAAATAATGCAAATAATTTTAGTAAATGGTAAGAAAAGGTCTGGCAAAGATTATTTTGCTTCAATATTAAAGGATGAATTAGAAAAGGTCGGCAAAACAGCTGAAATAATGTCATTCGCAGATCCAATTAAAGACATTTTAGCCACAACACTAAATATTTCGCTAGAAGAGTTAGATGAATATAAAAATCAAACATATCCTATAGGTGTACAAGTTGCAACATACGACGACTACGATTGCCAGTATTTAACTAATTTTAGAGCTATTCTTCAAAACTTCGGCACTGAGGCTATGAAAAAATACTTCGGAGAAAATGTCTGGTCTGAACTTCTTTTAGAGAGGGCAAGTCAGCGTGGCACTGACTTCGTAATCGTCCCAGACTTCCGTTTCTTGAGCGAATGTGTAAGTGACATCACAGTCAGAATTAGAAATGACGAAATAGATAATAATTGCACCGATAATCATAGGTCTGAAAATGAGCTAAACGATTTCGAGTTTAAGTACACTATTAACAATAGCGGACGCCCTGATTTAACTCTAGAGACTCGAAATTTCATTGCGAAATTACTCAGTAGCTAACACCGGTATTGAGCGTTCGTTTTTGATGATAGTATAGTGATCGTATTTAACATCGACTGTCATGATACTTTCAGTACTATCATCTATAGTGCTCATGAATATGTCGCCAATAGATTCAATACGACAATTAGTAAATTCAATTTTTAAAATTTTATGACCTTTGTTGTTATTGATTTCTACCCAGAAGTCAAATGAATTGTCGGCGTATTGTCCAGAAGTAGGAGAAATGTTCTGAATAACTTGATCCATGAATTCGTGATAGATGTTAAAATCTTCGTCTATTAACATTTCAAAGGATAATCCGTTGTATGTGAGAACATCACCAGCGAGAGCAAGTCTAGAACCGGCACGACCACCTACTTCAGGCAAACTGAAATTAATACCCGGAATATTTATGCTAGTCAAATAAAATGGTAAATTTTTAAATTTATCTGAACCAGCCGTAAAATTGGTCTTTTGAGCAAGATTATTATAGTTCATTGCATCCCTTTTTTAAGTTGGTTTATTGTATAATATTATTATATTTATAAAAGAGCGAAGGTTCAAAAGGGAAACAATGACAGAGAAAAAGAAGCAAAAACACAACTATACAAGTGAGCTTGAGTTAAAATCGTTATTGATTCGTATTAAAAATGATCGTGCTGATTTAGGGACGACTAAACGAAATAGTGTCATTAACAAATATGTTAAATGGCATACTAAAATCAATAATAAGAAATATCAAAATCCGCAGAAGCGTAATATTACGAAAGCGAAACTAAAAGACCTTATTGTACGTTATTCAGAAGAAACGCGCGTAGACCGCGAATCATATGAAAGATTCGGCGAAATAATTCTTTTAATGATTAAAAACATTCTTAAGAAACCTCAATTTAGTGGGTACACTTATCGAGATGATTTTTATTCAGACGCAGTCTATAAGATTTTAAAGTACCTCCACAACTTTGATCATACATTAATTTCTGAAAGAACAGGTACGCCTGTTAATTCCTTTGCGTATATTTCACAAATCATCCATAATAGTATTTTGTTTATTATCAATACGAAGAAAAAAGAAAATACTAATATGAAGAAGCAGATTGCTTTAGAAAGTATCGCACACAACATTAAAGGTGTTCATGAACATGTTCAAGATCCTCTTTATAGCGAAGAAAGAGTGATTGAAGAGTTGGTTCAAGAATTTCATATCGATACTATTGATGAAACTTTAGTTAATACAATCAGCAAAATGAAATTTACTGATGATAGAAAGACTAGAGTTGTTGTATTATACCCATCGGATTATTTGATTACCTTTGATGAATATAATGAGTTGAAAAAATACTTCAAACCTAATATGAGTTTAGTGAGGTCTTCAAATGAGTGATATAGTTTATTATAACGAAGGCGAAATGCCGTTCGAACTTACTAAGCAGTATGATGTTGATAAATATCCATACTTAGTAAATGAAGTTATGCAACACATTGAAAAAATTAAAGGTGAAGATAAAGAAATGTCGCTCGTTGACATTATCGTAGATTACGGTCTAAAGAATAATGTTGACATTGAGCTCATAGGTGATGCCATTAGCAATGATGTTTATTTTAAATCATTCATCAAAAAAGATTGCGAATTGCATCGAATTTTTAGAACAGATCAACCAGAAGAATGGTAAAGGAGAAGTAGGATGAACTTTAGAGACTTTATTGCCCAAGCGCCCGAAGAAGTTGAAGTTGATGCACCGACTGATGATTCATATGAAGAAGATTATTCATATGACGAAGAAAGTGCACCAGAATCTGATGAGGAATAGTTGTGGCCGATTGGAATTGTATGTGGTTTTACTGTAAAGAAAAATCCAAAGAATATTATAATAAAATTATTACGTTTCTTAAAAACAATTTTAATTAAACGGTTCTATTTGATATTCCTCAAATAGAGTTTGCAATGCAAATGTCAATTTCCCCGACCTTGGGTATTCTGGGAATTTCTTTTTCCCAGAATATTCTTTTTTCAACTTGTTATAATTACGCTTAGATACTGTTGGCTCTTTGGGTTTTTCAGTATGATGAATTATTGGATAAGTACCTTTAACATAGTACTCAATCAATTTCTCAAGCATAACAATACGATCTTCTACAGATTTGGGTTGACGGTACCGACTGGTGTTATTCCAAATTTTGCCTTCCCATACATTACACGCTCTGCATAGAACACCACGAACTAGACCTGCACCATCTTCGCCCAATATTTCTTTTGATGTCTTATGTTGATGATCTAATGAAATGCCCGTTTCATCAGTGATTGGATTATTGCAAATAGCGCAGCATCCATTTTGTTCATCTAGTATCTCTTCGCGAAGTTCTTTCACTTCTGATGATTTTAATTGATGTAAATCTGTCATTCTACCTTTCTTTATGTTTATCAAAAAAAATATTTATATGTTTTCAGTTTTTTCACATTTTGTGAAAAAAATTGTTTACATCTACTTTAGATGTGATATAATTAGATATAACAAATGGCAAAATTGAAGGAAGAAGATGATGAAAGTACTAGGTGATGCAGGTTTACTCGTAGCTTCAATGAAAGCTCACTCAGCAACCAACGAATACATCAAAGATCATGGCGAGCATCCTTTTAATTGTGGCTTCGCATGGGTAGTTGTTAAAGGTGTTCGTGGAAAGAAAGCTGATTTGCTTAAACAACACGGGTTCAAAAAACGTTACGATGGCCCAGGTTTGAGTTTTTGGAATCCTTCTGAATCTTACACTCAGGATATGTCAGCTAAAATGGCTGGTGCAGAAGCGTACGCTAAAGAACTTCGAGAAATGGGTATTAGCGCTGAAGCTTATTGTCGTTTAGATTAAGGAGATTAACTATGGCTTTTTCAAATCGTGGTAAGTTAGACGATACAATTTCAGCAATGTTTAGCAATCCTGACTATTCAAAGGATTATCTTTTCTATGCGCATATGCTTGGACAGTGCAGCATTAAAATAAGAGAAAATATGGGTGGGCCTGCCGGCGTAAAATTTAGCAATGATCATTACGATTTGTTTATTGATCCTGAGTATTTCGATGAGTATGATCTCGTTAGCCGCCTAGCTATTCTTAAGCATGAAATGTTGCACATCCTTGGTGACCATATTCACCGTGTTCAAGATAGAAACTTTACGCTATTTAATATAGCGACAGATTGTGCGATTAACCAACTTATTAATAGCGATCATTTGCCTAAAGATGGCATCATCCCACAAACATTAGAAGAAAAGTATGAACTTAAGCTCAAGCGATTTATGGAAGGTGAGTATTACTACGATGAACTTCTAAAAGAGCAGGAAGAGCAAGACCAAGATTTTTCAGAAAGTAATAACGGTAACCCCATGGATTCTCACGAAACTTGGCAAGAGTCCGAAGGCGACCCAGATCTTCAGCAAGATGTTACTAAGAAAATGATTGAAAGATCACAAGCTGAAACAATCAAAGGGAATGGTAAAGTTCCCTCCAATTGTGCAGAGTGGTTAAAACTACATAGTCGCAAATCTGAGGTTAACTGGAAGAAAGAACTTCGTATGATCGTTAGCAATAAGAAGACTTCTAAACGCCCAACTATTATGCGCAAAGATCGTCGCATGCCCCACCGCACAGAGTTACGTGGCAAAACTAGAGATAGAACGTTCGATCTATTAGTCATTGCTGATGTTTCTGGCTCAATGTCAGATGAAGCGGTTATATCAACTTTGCAAGAAGTGCGTCAAATATGTGATGTTTGTAACACGAATGTAAATCTTATTCAGATAGACACTGTAGCTTACGAGCCAGAAGTTTTAACGAAAAAAACGAATGTTTTAACACGCAAAGGTCAAGGTGGGACTAAACTTTCGCCAGCCTTAGAAAAAGCGAAAGAACATAATATTTCTTATGATGCAGTTGTTGTTCTAACAGATGGTGGCCTTTGGGGCGACGACATAAGCCAGTTTGTTTCGTTGAATAAAAAAGTAATCTGGTTAATTGAACCAACCGGTTATATTTTAGAAGAAATGAATTCGGGAAAAATGAAAGCAATTAAACTCAAAGATTCGTAAAAACGTTTAAAACCAAACATTTAGAGCAATATTTGTAACGAGAAATGTATAAATATAGTCATATATACGTTTTTTGGAGTTCTTAATGGAAACAGGTTTGTTTCAGTTAATTAGAGACTTAGCAGAAGCTGGTGTCCTAACGGATACTACTCTAATTCTAATTGTTATTGCATTGTTGGGTTTAGGATACAAACACGTTTTGCGTCCCATTAGGGATAAAGTGGAACTGCATCCAACGATCGACGAAATAAAAAGTATTGCGCAAACGAGAAACGAAGAAGAAGAATTAAATGTTGAAGAATTACGCAATAAGTTAGATCAAATGTTGATTAAAATAAACGAAATCGAAAGATATACGGAAAACCACGGAAGAGAATTAAAAGAAATACAACATGATGTTGAACATATAAAACAAATATTGAATCAATTTCAGGGTCATTTTATGTATGGAAGCAGACGGGCCAGTGACTTTGGTAACAAGGAGTTAAGGTAAATGCCGCACACGAATAGACGTTACGAATATTTGAGTAATTATCATTTTTACAATAACAATATTGATTTTAGGATCGCGTCTTCTCAAGCTCTTGAAAAATTTAAAAATGTGCAGTCGTTTCAGCTCAATCAGCTTCAAAATGGAAAGTTTTTCTTCCCTCAAGAAGTAAGAGAAATATTGCTGTTAAAATTCGATATGTGGTCAAGATTTTTAACAGAAATCGAGAATTTCTTTGTTGAATTAGACAATAGTCATCATGATGTTGAACCGAATGAAATAGATTTTATTATTAGTTTAGCAAACATTACAAACGATAAATATAAATCGATCATGACGACAGCTCCAACGAAAGAATATTTTGATGAAGAATTTTCTAATATATGGTTAGAAATGCATGAAGATATGTTTCAACTTATGTTGCTTGAAATTGGAGAAATGTCAGGAAATCACAAAGTCGCATTTGCTTGTTTATCTGATATTTTGTGTCGTGTTATGCAATACACTCTAATAGAACTCCATGAACTTAATGAATTGATGCAAAGCTCTAATAAGAATGAAACATTTTTAGTTGTGACGCAGCTATGTTCTCATTTTCTTCAAAATACTGGCGTTTGTCTTCTTTCTAGAAGAGCACAAGTATATAAAAAGTATTTTAATATTTCAAAAATATGGCTCAAAAATTATACAGACTCACCCATCACAAGTCTATTAATTAACCAATTAACCGGCTTAGGCTTAGAGATAGATTTTGAACGAAGCTTAACTAATTAAGCAAACACCGTGTATAATACTATCAAGTTTCGGAGGAATAATTATGAAAAACATACTAATTGGAACGGCCGTCGGATTACTAGCAAACATAGCAGTGGCAGAAGAATTGATGCTACCCATGGAATGCTACCCATTAGAACAAATGGAAAAAATAATCAACTCTTATGAAGAAACTACTGGGTTCGTAGGTAGGAGTAAAGCAGCTGACGGTACTGATGTTGTTACTATGATAGTTAGAAACGAAGATACTGGGTCATGGACAAATATGCTAATCAATACTACTGCTGGCGCAGCATGTGTTGTTAGTTACGGTGATGGATTTCAATTCATATACGGGGCCGACGCTACATGAAAGTAAGCATAGGCAAATATACAGATAGATTGACATGTAACATTCACACTAATTATATGCAAAACAAATATGGTTTTGATTGGCCCGAGCAAACTCGTTTTGAAAACTTCCTAGAGAAATTAGAAGATTTCATTCCAACATTGTATACGCCTATTAACTACTTTCTTGACAAGCGCACACAAAAGATACGTGTAAAGATTGATCGCTGGGATACATGGAGCATGGACCATACACTTGCACCTATCATCTTGCCCATGCTCAAGCAACTAAAGGAAACCAAGCACGGTGCTCCTTGGGTAGCTGTAGAAGATGTACCTAGAGAACTACGTCCTACAAAAAAAGAAGTGTTAAAATATAACGCAGAAGGTTCTACTGATCCTAACTTCTTCAAGCGTTGGGATTGGGTCATGGACGAAATGATCTGGGCATTTGAGCAAAAGTGCTTAGACAATTGGGAAGAGCAGTACTATGGAAAGTGGGTAGAAGACTCTTCTAAAACGTTCGGAGGTTATCATATTAACGCAGACGACGAAGGACGCAAAGCACATCAAGCTCGCATGAGCAACGGTTTTAGACTGTTTGGAAAGTACTATGAAAATTTGTGGGATTAATTTATAAATTTCTTCATTTTTCTATTTACATTCTCTGATTCTTTTGATAGAATTGTATAATAATATTTGGAGTAGTTATGAAAATAATGAATTACATTATACCAGAGTCGTTACAAGACAACGATTTTATCAAAAGCCTTAGTGCACAGCACGACGAAAAAGGAGATCTTAGCAAAAAGCAAATAGAAGCTTTAGAAAACATGATCGGTATATCTTTGGAATATTACCATTACGATTTTGTTCCAACAGAAAATACGCCAAGTGAATACCATGATCTTTTGGCTAAGCTAAAAAGAAATCGTTTCAAAAAAGAAAAGAACCGCAACACATGTATCCGAGCGCTCAATTCCATCGTTTCAGGAAATCCAAGATGGGATTTAATAAATACGGCCACCGGTGCTAACTTCCAATACTTTAGGAGATGGTAATGAGATTTAAGATTTACTATAACCAAGAGACAGAACAGATGGATTTTAACTGTCTTAAAGATAAGTTTACGGATGTAATACTACCCGAAGACCCAAACCAACACGTTTATTTTCCAATCCCAGACGAATTGCAAAATAAAATCAGAGAAGAACTTTTATCATTGTTTTCTGAGAAAGATTCTGAAGAGATACAACTTTCATCTAAGCGCAAAGAATTAGTCAATAATCTTCGTGTTAAACTTAACCCTAAAATTATCGAAAAATGTAAGGAGTTTAGGGAAGACAATGCAGAATATTTTATCTAAAGAAAGGTCGTAATGGGTTATTTTTATTCTGAAAAAGTAGGATTAGTGGAACGCGAAGATTTTGGTGCTGAGACACCAGATGAAGCAGTCTTGAAATATTATTTGAGTGAAGTTGAAAAATTTAATGCAACGATAGATGATTACAACGCCGAATTAAAAAGATGCAAAGCAAATCTTTTAACGCTGCACTCTAATTACAGCTATCTAAAGGATAAATTTCCAGAGGAATTCATATGAAAAAAGTTCTAACTGCTTGCCTACTTCTTGTTTCAATGAGTGCTCACTCAGAAGATTTAGTTGAGAAATATAATAAAGAATGGGCAAATCTAAAACCTTATCAAATCGAAACTGCGAAGCAAATTTTTAAACATGCAAAAAAAGACGATTTACAATGGTCTGCTACAGCAATCGCTTGGCAAGAGTCACAATTTGGAAGATGGCAAATAAATATGAACACTCCCACGTCTTGGGATTGCGGCGTATTTCAAAATAATACTAAATCTGTCGCTAAACATCATGATATTCCGTATAGTGTTTACAGTCAAAAAGAAATATGTACAGATTTAATTACGTCGTTTAATTATGCATATTTGAATTTTGCAAAAGAAATCGCTTTTTGGGAACGAGTTCATAAAGGTGATTGGCGGAAAGTGTGGTCGAGCTATAACGGTGGCTGGGCAGGTAATCCCGAATACGCCAAAATTATTGCATTAAGGATTCGAGTACTAAAGAGATACATGTAGAACGATTCATATAAATATTTTTAAATAAAATGAGGATAGAACATGTTAACCGCAGAACAATTTTCACAATTATACCCAAATTGTAAAGACCCTGAAGGATGGGTTGACGCAATGAATGAGGTATTCCCTGAATATGAAATTGATACACCTCAACGCATTGCTGCGTTCATCGCCCAGTGCGGTCATGAATCCGGTGGCTGGAGAGTGTTTGAGGAGAATTTAAATTATAGTGCTAAAGCATTGAATGCAGTATTCCCAAAATATTTTGTAAGAGCAGGTAGAGATGCTGAAGAATATCATAGACAGCCAGAAAAAATTGCCAACGTGGTATACGCTAATCGCATGGGCAATGGTGATACAGACTCTGGCGATGGTTGGGCTTATCGCGGTAGGGGTCCTATTCAATTAACTGGCTATAACAACTATCTTGACTTCTCAGAAGACATGGACGTTGAAGCAGTTGAGGAACCATGGATTGTGGCTGAGGATAAAGAAATCGCTCTTCTATCTGCTATTTGGTACTGGAACAAAAACGGACTTAACCGTTACGCTGATAGTGGCGATATTAAAACAATGACTAAACGCATTAACGGCGGTTACATTGGACTAGAAGATCGCATCCATCATTGGGAAGATGCATTAGAAATGCTCGGCGTTGAAATCCCTCAAGAAGAAGACGATGAATTAGATCCAAATGACATTGGTATTATTAAACGCGGGTGCCGTGGCGAAGGTGTAGAGATCCTTCAGAATGAATTAGGACTTGTTGCCGACGGAGTCTTTGGACCTGGGACTGAGCGAGCACTAAAAAAATGGCAAGCAGCAAACGGCCTAACGCCTGACGGTATTGCAGGGCCAGCAACATTTGAAATGTTATTCAATGACTGATTTATCTAATAAAGTAATTTGTAGTTGCAGTATGGTTATGGGGGATGATCTTGAAAGGATCATTTCTCAAAAACCTAACGCTACATCTGAAGAAATACGACAAATGTTACGTGTCGGTGAAATATGTGGTGGTTGTTTAATTGGAGAATCATTCATAGACGAAAACTTTTACGATTTATTTGAAGAAATAACACAAAAATTAAACTAATTTGTATTATAATACAACTATAAACTGATACAACAAAGAACATTAAGAATTAAGTCTCCATAGCTCAACGGATAGAGCAACAGCCTTCTAAGCTGTAGGTTTCAGGTTCGAATCCTGATGGGGACGCCAAAAATTGCGGGTATGGTGAAATTGGTATACACAGGAGACTTAAAATCTCCCGGCGAAAGCCTTCCCAGTTCGAGTCTGGGTACCCGCACCAAGTTTGCCTAAAAGGATCGAGTATTTTTCGGTCGGCGGTTTAAAGGGATTTAGATCGCTTCTGTGCGAGCAGTTTATGTATATGTTATGTTTAAGCTCGGTAAAACTGAACAACGGCACCTAATTAAACGCCCGTGAAGAAGCAGAAGGTAACTGCTTTAATAAATACCAGTAACAATAACATTACTGCGCCCTTTGGTGGTTATTGTTAAATTGGAGTGTCATTCCTCCAATAGTGAATGACCGTTTGCCGCGAGAAGGCCTTTGTTCCTCGATAGCTCAGTTGGTAGAGCAGTAGACTGTTAATCTATTGGTCGCTGGTTCGAGTCCAGCTCGAGGAGCCACTTAACTAAATAATGGTGAACCATTATGATTACCGTTTTATTGATTGAAGATGATAGCACAACTATTGTGTACCTTGCTGAGATTCTATGCAGCGCGGGATATGAAGTTAAGATTGTTAGATCGCCCAAACTAAATGAAGTAGCTAATCTACCTAGTGCAGACTTATTGATCACAGATATAGTCATGCCATACGCCAGTGGATTTGATGTTCTCCTCGAGATGGAAAGAATTCAGACGAAAATACCTACAATAGTGGTAAGTGCCGATAAAGGTATGGTTTCTATGATTACTAAAATTCGAAGAGGACAACTAGCAGATTTAGGTTTACATAAACCAGTATATAAAGATGATATACTGGCCGCTGTAAAGGAGGTGTTGAAGTAATATGTATTTTTTAGACTGGGCCGAATCAGAACTAGCTAATACCACAAACGAACATAGCCGCACTCTAGCGTTAATAGCTGTATTATATGCTGTACGACGAGGCGCACCAGGTATAGATGACTGGGTCATTGATGTATTTAATCAAGGTATTTTGCGGAATGAGGAAATGCATAAAATAGCAGAAGCCTTTGTACGCCGCGAAGCAAGGATGGAAGCAAGGACAGAAGCGATCAATTCGATGGTGAAAAAATGATGAATGATAAGATATCAGAAGTGTCGTGGTACCAAGAATACTCTGCTGCGGTAGTACATATACCTGAACGTTTATCAACAGCTAATGTAAATGACGTTGAAAAGCAAATAAAGAGTCTTAAGGCCGACAAAAAAATTATACTAGATATGGCAGCATGTACTTTAGCTGACTCTTCGGCATTGGGTATGTTTGTTAGGCATAAAGATACTGTAAAGATATGTACTTTGACTCCTGTAGTTCAATCTCTCTTTGAACTAACACGCTTGAACGAAGTATTGGATATTCACAAATCTCTATTTGATGCTCTGAGTGCAATTCAGGATCAATAAATAGAACTAAATTTATAAAGGCGAATGATGCGTAAAGTTAAAGTGATGATCAAGACGTTCAACCAAGAGAGATTCTTCGGGTGGTTGTATGTTCAAGATAATGAGCGCGCTCAAGATCTTATTAATGACGACAGAAAGTTCCTACCCGTTATGAAGTCCCAAGATGATCGTGGTAGGAGAGATGATAGTGACATTTTAACACACGTCCTAATCAACAAAGATGCCGTTGCAATAATAGAAGAAATTTAAATTAGGTGGAGTTCCAGAGTGGCCAAAGGGATCGGATTGTAAATCCGACGCGAAAGCTTCGATGGTTCGAATCCACCCTCCACCACCATTTTCTAATAAACTCTAATGAGAAAAATAATGACACAAGAATATATAGTGATCGGAACGTCTTCGTGTCCGCACTGCGTAAATGCTAAAGAATTACTTGAAACGAAAAATATTACGTATGCGTATTACGATTTTCGGCAAATGAATTCTTCTGAAGTAGCATCTCTAGAACGCATTGCTGGATGTGAATTTAGAACAGTTCCACAAATTTTTAATTACAACAATGATGGCACTCTAAATTATATTGGTGGTTTTACTGATCTCCATCAATCACTATGACGGTGCAAAATAAGTAACTAATTGAGTAAATAAATATACTCAATAAAGTTTAAAAAACAGCAGATTATTATACCTTAGTATTATATAATTCTAATAAATAAAATTGTCTAAACTCAAAAGGTTAAGACATTCAATATAACACACACAAAAGGTATAATAAATATGTTGGCTAAACTAAAAAGAAGCTTCAAAAGAGCGTATGTTCGTTCTATTCGTGCACGTCAAGAGCGAGCAGCAATGAATGCAGCAATGCATCTTAAAATGTACAATTCAGACTTTAAAACATGCTCTGTAATTGATCTGCAGCACGCAATCATGAGCAAGAAACCACTTTCAATTAGTGAAATTGGTAAGTAAAATACATAATACACACATCACACAGGAGAAAAATTATGTCAACTAAAAACCCATTCGAAATCCGTCTTGAAATCCTTAAAATGGCTAAGGAGATGATGGACCAACAATACGATCAAGCTACTACCATGTGGTGGGCATCAACTGAAAAGTTTGCAGAAGCTACTAACCAGTCGATGGCTGATGCTCTCGAGAAATCAAAAGAGCTAATGGAAGCACGTCCGGCTATGTACACACCAAAAGAAATGATGGAAAAGGCTCAAGAGCTTTACTCTTTCGTATCTAAAAAGGATTAAGACATGTGGCCATACACTAACGAAGAACATGAAGAATTCTTCGGCAAATAAATGTTTTAAAGGCAGTCAAATGACTGCCTTTTTAATGTATGAAATGTGATTGCTGTGATCTAGATCACAGATTAGACGTTTAAAATAACGATAAATTCAAAAAAAGCCATTATTTCTATAAATATATTAGAATATAAAATGGAGAGAACTATGTTTAAGCCGCTGATTATTGGATTAACGTTTGTTACACTCACTGGGTGTGCCAATAATAATTACAGTTCATACTTGGAAGCCCAATCACAGATTGAATTAGCAAAAGCGAATGCTGAAGCTGAAAGGTACAAAGCAATGTCTGAAATCGCTAAATATGGTGATACGACGACTCAAGTAGCTGCCATGATGGCACTTCAACAAAGGGGCACAACGCCTAATCAAACATCTAATATAAGAGCGCCTAAATCTATTTCAGAAGAACTTTTGAAATGGGGCTCAGTCTTAGTGCCTTCAGTAACTCAACTGTATGGACTTGCTGCTAACCGTGATATCTCTATAAATAATAGTAATAATAATCGCGATATTCAGATTTCAAATGCTGAGCAAAGAACTGCTGCTACTTCAGCTATGGTTGATGGTTTTGTAGGTATTTCACAAGAAATACAAGCACCTGCTGCAAACTATGTCTACACTGACAGCGGCAATACATCATATGCTGATAGCAATAATTCATACGCTGACAGTTACAATACACCAACTGACAGTTATAACGCATTTACTAGTAGTTACAATACTGATGATAATTCTGACAATAGCGACAATAGCGTAACTAATCCATCATTAACAGGAAATTGATGTTCGAAAAATTTAAATTAGACAAGCCGGAGCTTAACACCTTCGGCGATGTAGCAAAATCAATTACACTAGAGCGACAATTCTTAGTCGATGTTCTAGAAAAAATCGCTAGCACTAGCGACAGCTATGAAAGCAAGCTCGCCCGCCACGCCTTAAACGAGATTAATAAAGACTAATCTTATTCAATTTTATTCTAAAAAAATTGCAATTTTTTTAAAAAAACTGTTTACATCCGTTGATTGTTTTGGTAGAATAGCTCTATCAAATAAATTAATGGAGTAACAAACATGCTCAACACAATGATCGATTTTGGAACAAACTATGGGTCAGCAATAGAAGCTGCACTTCTTGCTGGTTTTGTTGGCATCGTTGCTATTACTATCTTGGTTGCTCTTAAGGAGACTAAATAATGGTTAAATATGTTGCAGGTACTGTTGATTGCGTTTACCCACGCCCTGTAGATGGTGATCGTCTAGAAGATGTTATTGACTTCGTCTTTAAAAACGATGATTGGGAAGTTGGCTTCATTGATATGACCAACGGATTTGATGCTGATGGTAATTACGTCCGCATGGAGTTCAACGGCTATAAAGAAGGCGATGGCAGTGTACATGGTCGTCATGATCCAATGTTTCGTGATAGCTACACAGGTTTTTCGGCTACTATGACCAAAAGATGGAGCCACTTTGCGCTTACGCAGGTGCAAGCTCCTACTATTCCAGAGCTGCTTGAAAAGGTATCTAAAGTTAGTAAGGGTACTATGATAGTACGATTCGACGATGGATACGGTATGTCACGGAACTGTGTTAAAACCTTTAAAGTTGCGGTAGGTTGATTAGGAGATTCTAAATGGAAAAATCATTGTTTGAGTTGAATGAAAAAATCATCAACATTGAGAATGACTTGGATTTTTTAGCTATCTTAAAAAAGGATGCAGACATTCAAAAATCAATTGATTATTGCAATGAACAGATTCGTCAAATCAGAAAAGAGATGGAACAAATCGAAAAAAATGTAAACAAGGAAAAGACAATGCTGAAAGTAGGTGATAAAGTTTACAGTTGGGATGATATCAAAGACGACATCGAAACATACAGTATCCTCAGAGGATCGCGTCCCACCGCTTGGGAAGATAGTTACATGGTGATTGGCACTGTTGTTGATCTAAACCCTGACTTCGTTGAGATCCAGCTTGTAGAGAATGATGACGTCACTGTTACTTGCGATATCGACTTTGTCTTCCACGTAGGAACTGGTCCTGTTATGACAAAAGAATACGAAGAAGCAGAATAAAAAGGTTTACAAAGGCACAAGGATAGTGTTATAATATACTAAATCAAACGATATAAGAGTTCGGACTATAAGGAGATGACTATGACTAAGAAAGAAATCTTGATGCATATGAAATGGATACGCAAGAAATGTTTTTTAAATGGGTTGACTTTATGAATGCAATAGGTTATAATCTAAATAAAGCTGAAATGGAAAGTATGTGGAGTGGTGAGTGATGAAAAATAGATACGGTGTAAAATATTGGTTCGAAGAAGTAGAAACTAAAACATATCGTTTTCATATGGAAGACAAAGGTGGTTTCGGTATGCGTATGGGTGGTAGAAAAGGTCAAGAACAACTTGACATGCAAGACCTTGGGTTCTTTGATCCAAGTGGCGGTCCATTTGTTTCTGTTGGCGGTAAAGTTTGGTTGGATGAAACAACCATGTCTGAAGTCACTAAGATTCGTAGTGACGTAACTGGAATCTATATTAAGGTTGAATGATGGAAAAGCAATACACTATCCAAGAAGTTCGTGCTATGATCTGTGAGTTCTTTGATAATCGCAACCCTTACAAATATCTAGATGAAGCCGCTGGGCATGTAGCAGTTCAACAATTTCTAGAGTCAATCCAAGTTCGTGATAACGAGGAGAATGTGTGATGGAACAATACCAATTAGCAGAATGGCAACAAGCGGTTGACCGAGCAAAAGCACATCTTGACAGCGCATGTCCATTAATTGAAGACG